GAATAAGTCCCGCCGCTGCTCGGATTAAACGCTGTGTGTAAGGCGTAAAAACAGCACGGTTTACACGCGCCAAGTAAGCTGCATAGTCTTCACGCGGTTCAAGCGGTAAAAATGTTTCGCTGTTTTCGCGTAAATACTCCGTTCCAGATACCACAGCTTTCATAATCTCCCAGCCCTTCATCTGGTCGATTACTGCTCGCGTACGAACAAATGGACTGTCAACACTTCCCATGTAGGAACTGCTAACAAGATTCGTTCTAACGAGACCTGGAACGGAATAGGTCATGTCACCATTTTACGCGGTTGGCCCAATAAGCAGCACTGGTTTTGCCTTTGGCAATGTTTTTCGCATGTCGCTTCTTAAAAGCAGCACGCTTAGCTTTCATTGCTTGGCTTTCACCAGCTTTTGGCTTGCCAGCAGTGCTTGCACCTTGCTGACCAAATCGAATTAACCGATCCTTGCCGTTCTCTTTAATGACAACAGCATGAGATTTACCACTGGAATGCCCAGAAGTACGGATCGGTTTGTTGTAGCCGTCAAATACATGACCGCCACGTTCGATTTTTGCCATTAGATTAAACCTTACTCAAGGTTAGAAGTAATAGCTCCACTGGTGACAAAGTTGCAGGTAGCTACAACCAATTCTCCAACAGTAGATGAAATCTCCATGCTGGTAATAATTCCAGCAAAACTTACGCTATCTGTGCCAGTTGTGCTGCCAGTAGTAAACAACTCAAAAGTTGCGTCGGTTGCGTCGTTTACCTTGACTACATCCTCAATTAAACCAGGTTGACCAGTCGCGTCAGGGTCATAAACAATCTCGACGCTGCCTTCCCCTGAAATTAAACCGCCAACAAAATTCCGAAACGTATCACCATGATCTGTGGTTTCATACGTTTCCTTGTTCAGCGTCAAACTCCAGCTTCTGGTGCCGACAACTGTTGCAAGGCTACCGCCGCCAGTTTCAAACTGAACAGAGCCTTGCTCTCCACGCAGGATAGCCATGATTAGACATAAGAAGGGTCTATACGGATAAGTCTAACCGTTCATAACCCACTAGCCATCTCAAGTTTTTTTCTTTTTGCCCTTCCCTCGCTTGTGTTGGTACGAAATTTTCTTTGAACTTGTCTTTTCTTTCTTGAAACGAGCCTTCTCAGCCGCACTCATCTCTCCAGTTGTCTTTGGTGTCTTGCTTGACACCCTCTTAGATGGACGACACGCTGGATAAGCACGATCCTCACCCTTAGAACGCCCGCAAGGTTTCCCGGTTTTTACATCAACCCATTTCTCATCAAACCAACGCCCCAAGCCTCCTCGGCTCTTACTTGGCTTTTTTGGTTTTGCTGGTTTTCGTGCCTTTTTTCGTTCTGCCACTGGTTGCTTTCCGATAGGTGCCGCCACGCTTCTTATATTCGCGTACCAACCACGCATTTGCATACGCACTCGGATAAACCGCGAATTTGCGCTTCGCTTCCGCTTTTACACGGCTGTAAAGCGCTTTATTCGTTGGGACGTTCTCACTTGCCACAATCACACCGCATCTTCTTACTGCCCTTCTTCACACCCTTCTTTTTCTTGGGGGGACGACCTTTCTGCGTACCGTAGGTTCCAGGGCCTTTGGGCATGACGCAAAACGCAATGACTTCCCCCAGTCTAGCTCCTACTTTTTCTTCTTACTAGCCTGCTTCTTTTTGCCCTTTCGTACAGCCTTCATGTAACCCTCACATCGCTTCATCGCACTGCTCTTTTTGTCGGCCATCTCAAAATAGTAGGTATCAATAGTCTAACTGCTCCAATGAATGCGGACTAGAACCGGCTCTCGCACCTGCATCCCTTACACCCGATCCGCTGCGGGTGAACCTGTACTACCGCCACGAAGTACAACTCCATCCTAGTAGAGCCGATAAGAAGTCGTACCCAACGTCTCTGGTTTCGCAAGGTTGAATTGCTGTAATACCAAGTATCCAAATGCGTCAAACGCATGGTCCACTCCTAAATTCTTATTCGGCAGCCCTGTCCCAGATCCATACGTTAACGTCCGAAGCGATTTGATTAATTCTTTACATTTTGGATGGATCTTTACTCGTCGCGTTCCAGCAGCATCCATTAATCCTGTGTTTACTGCCGTAATCTTGTCCCGTATTTTCCATGGTGCTCTTGGACTCTGAACTGTAAATCCACTACGACGTAAAATTGCATGGTCCGTTACTCCAACTCCACTTGTCTTTCGCGCTCCACCTGTAGGGTCAGGACATGCAATGACTCTACGGTCTATTCCATAACGTCTAGTGACCTCCTCCGCAAAATCCCATGTGGTCGCTCCACCTGTCAACATGATCTCATCGAAAACATAAAGCGTCTCGCCGTTTTTTACCGCGCAAATACCACTCATTGGATCAACGTTAAAGTCAACGCCCAATAGCAATGGTTGAATTGAGATGTCGCGGGCTTCTGTTGAAATATTGTCGTCTGAAAAACTGACCGCCACTAAACCAGTCAGATTTTCAAAGCTGGCCTCGAATTCTTGTCGAAATGTTCGAGTGTCTAGTTGGGCACGCGCTGCTTCGACCTCATGCTTACTAACGTTGCCCCCCTCAATCGTCGTATAACACCATCGCTTCCAATCTCCAGTCTCATCCTCCGGCACATAACACCACAAGTCGTAAAACCAGCTAGCCGTCCCATCTGGTGTAGAAATAAATAACGCCCAGCCCTCTTTATCCGCTAAAGCAGGTCGTATAACCTCAAACCATACCTCCGCATCCATAAATGCTGCCTCGTCCAACACCACTCCAGATAAACTGCGGCCCCTTAACGCCATAGCGTTCTCTGTACCCTTCAATTCGATCGTTGATCCGTTAATAAGCTCGATTCGTAAGTCCGTCTCGTTCTTACTCCTGATCCATACCTTCGGTACCAGCTTCTTTAAGGCTCGCCACGCTATATCCTTTGCCATTCGATACGTCGGAGCACAATAAAAAAATGTCTCCCCTGGCTTCTCAATCGCTCCACGCACCAATTCAACGCAAGATAAATACGATTTGCCAAATCGACGACCTGCTACCAATACGCGGAAGCGGGTCTCACTTGAATAAACCTGCCCTTGTGCCCATCTCAGGCTAATAGGCTCTGTTTTTATGCTCATGCCTATTACACTACACAAGTTTTCAACCCCTACCCCCCGCTGACCGTACCAATCCGTTCAGCTACAGGTTAATATCTGAGAAAAGGTTGATAGCCTTCATGACAGACGATACAGCTCGCTTTAATCAGGCCAAAGAAGATCGCGTTAGACGCCTTTATCGTCGTCAACTTGATGGCCTCTCCGCTCGTGCTCTCGTTTATGAACATAAAGAGAAAGAACAAGTCTCTATCAATACTGCTTGGCGTGACTGGGCTGAAGTAAAAAAACTTGTTGATGAAGACTGGCAAGCTGATCGCGAAAATATGCTCGCACGCCTTCAGCACATGCGTACTAAACTCTTTCATCAAGCACTTAAAAAAGGTCAGCTCCAAACCGCTTCCCAAGTTCTTGACTCCCTTGGCAAAGTGATTGGTGAATCCATCGAAACTGTCAATATCCAAGCGCCTGAACTCAAAATCTCTATCGAAAAAAAAGACGACTAATTCTGACGCTCCAGCAAACTCAACACTTGCCCCCACTAAGGGGGCTTTTTTAGCACACGATTACTGTTGAGTGGAGATATGTGCAGGTTCCGGGCACCTCTCTACCTGCTAGAGGTTTTGCAACTGTGCCCCCTGGTTTTTGTGCGAGCGGGAAGCGTGGGGAGCTTTTAGATTCTCTTTGTATTGTAAGAAGCAAGAAGCGTTCAAGATGTGGTACAATTGTAAGAAGGGAGAACCAGTTCTCTCTGTCGCTTGAACCTTGACAACTGAAAACGACTAGCGGGAGCAAAACGTTCCAAGCCGCTCAGCCTCCGGGTTGATGCAGCGAGGCAGCGCCCAAGCTTTGCAGAATTTACACTTTGCAAGGCACGCTCCCAACCACACCAAAAAGCCAACCTATTTTCGCACCATGAAAACGACTTTAAGCTTGCTATTTGCCTATTGTGCAGCAGCAGCGTTCGGAGTTTGTTTCGCTCAGACTGCACTTGAAAATTCATTGCAGTCTTACAGTGGAACCCAAAATTACGTGCGGGTGATCCGCTGATGGAATTATTGCAGGGACCATTGATTGTCACTAAGTTTCTTGGACCAACTAACTACAGGGATCCGAGAATTAAAGCAATCCATAAGCGTGACAAAGAAAAAACTTTTACTGTCACGTTATCCTGGGATCATTCCCTTAACGGCATGGAAAACGCTAAGGCTGCCGCATTAGCATTGCTGCAATCTTGGCCGTTCCAAGACCATCACCAGATGGTT